CGCTTTCCCTTATCCCCGAACGGGTCTGAACTGGCCAGAACTAGCCAGGATCAGCCGAGATTGGAAAGCCCTTGCCCTGATGCGGCTGGATCGTACGGGCCAGAGGTTGGGGTATGGGCTAGTGAGCATTTGGGCGTTGATTTGTTCCCTTGGCAGCAGCATGTTTTGAATCAGCAGTTGCTTCATGACGAAAATGGGGATTTGTTGAATCGTGTTTCGTTGGTTTCTACTGCGCGACAAAACGGGAAGTCAACCGCGTTGGCCGCGTTGGTTGGTTGGTGGCTTACAGAGATGCCCAAAATACGGGGGCAGAAACAAACAGTGTTGACTACCGCAAACCGTCTTGACTTGGCAGTGTCTTTGTTTGATTTGTTGGCCGACACGTTGGAAGTGAAGTTTGGGGCAAAACTTGTGAAGGCTTACGGTCGGAATGCAGCAACAATGGCTGACGGTACGCGCTGGACTATTCGAGCAGCGAAACCAAACGTTGGTCACGGAACATCAAACGACCTGATCGTTGCCGACGAAATCTGGGATATTTCCCCTGAAGCCGTTGATGGTGGTTTGATTCCATCCCAGCGCGCTAGGCGATCCCCTTTGCTTTCCATGTGGAGTACAAGCGGCACTGAAGCATCAATTCTCATGAAAAGGTGGCGTGAACAGGGGTTGCGCGCAATAGACCAAAACAAAACATCCAGTTTCTATTTCGCCGAATGGTCACCTGACCCATCGTTGGATGTGAACTTGGAAAGCACATGGGTTTGGGGTAACCCCAGCCTGAATCACACAATCAGCCTGGACACGTTGCGCGCCGAATCATTAAACCCAAACCGCGCCCAGTTTTTGCGCGCATCATGCAACCTTTGGGTCGCCAGCGATCAAGGTTGGATTCCACCCGGGGTTTGGCCAGCGCTCGAATACACCGATCCAATACCTGATGGCGGTTTTTGCGCAATTGAAGTTTCATTAGACGATTCAAGGTATTTCGGAACACGCGCAGTCCAGCTGCCCGATCGCAGAGTTGCCGTGACCGTGGCTTTCGTGACCGACACCTATTCGGGGATGCTTGCCGAGGTTGCAACATTGGCGGCAACAAACGTGCGGTTTCTTATCTCGCCGTCAATCCAAATTCATTGGCCGACCCAATATCAAACACGAACAGAAATCGTCGGATACGGCGAAATTGTGCGATACACCCAAGGCGTAAAAAACCTGATATTTGAATCGCTGTTGGTTCACGACGGATCAAAGCAACTTTCCGAACATGTTCAACGTGCGGTGGCCGTCAAAGCCGAATCATCAATTGCTTTGTCGTCACAGCGAAGCCCAGGCGAAATCGCGTTGGCTCGTTGCATGGTTTGGGCAGCCGCGATGGTCAGTCGCCCAGTTGTCAGCGGAAAACCCATCATTGCCGTTCCGAATCGGTAATGTCTTATCGGCGTTGACCCTTGCTTACCTTTCGTCGGGATTGGATATGTCTTAGGGTCAATGCCACCTAACTTCCGACAGATATGAGAAACTAAAAACATGGCGCTGTTCAAAAAAGGCATCACAAAAGCCGCAATCTCACAAGACGAACCAAAGGTTCAAGCGGCAGCAGGTGGCACTTACTACACGGGCAACGGATCTGGCGCGCAATCAATCGGTGAATACTATTCGTACATCCAAGGCACGATGCGCGATAAGGCGATGCAGGTTGGAACTATAAATCGTAGTCGCGACTTGATCGCATCAGTTCTGGCATCAACGCCTTTGTGCATGTATCGCAGGCGTTGGGATGATGTGGAAAAAGAACTTGTTGATGAACCGATCGCCCCTCGATCATGGTTGCAACAGCCAGACCCACAACTTAGTTATTCCGCTTTCATGTCATGGGTTCTTGATGACCTCATGTTTTTCGGTAGATGCTTTCTCTGGGTTAGTAGCAGGACTAGCGACGGGATGCCTGCATCGTTTACGCGACTTCCAGCTGCAATGGTCAATACCCTTGACATGTCAGGCCCAGTATTTGCTTTCGGTAAATCAAACGAAATTTATTTCCAAGGCGCGCAACTACCAACCGACGATGTGATTCAGATTATCGGTGGCAATCAAGGCATCCTGTACCAGTCGGAACAAATCATCGCAACATCATTGGCGCTTGAACAGGCACGTTTGCGCAACGCAAGTTCGGCGCTTCCTGCCGGGGTTTTGCGAACTACTGGCGAACCTTTGTCGTCGCAAGAACTTTCTGATTTGGCACAGTCATTTGAACAGGCGCGCAAAACGAATCAGATTGCAGCGATCAACCAGTTTGTCGAATGGCAACCAACCGATGTTGACGCATCAAAAATGATGTTGAACGAAGCCGCCGAATATCAGTCCAAAGAGGCAGCCAGAATGTGCAACGTGCCGTTTTTCCTCAACGGAAACAGCATTGGCAGTTATTCATACCAGTCAAACCAAGGCGCGCGAATGGATCTGCTCGTTTTTGCAGCGCGCTCGTACATGCTGGCGATTGAACAAACACTGTCAATGAATAACGTTTTGCCACAAGGAACAATCGTTAAATTTGACGTGGAATCGTATCTGTCCGAAATGGTTGCAGGCGAAATGGGCGAATACGACGACCCAGAGGAAATGAATCCACCACAAACACCAACTATGGAGTCAAACTAGAAACATGTTGAAACTAATTTCGCACGACCTCACGCTTGACGCATCAAAAGTTGAAGGCGTACCATCACGCACAGTTTCAGGTGTGGCCGTTCCTTACGGTGTCGCCGCAACTGTTAGCGACGGAACAAAAGTCATTTTTGAGGCAGGAAGTTTGCCAACCGATGGCAAAGCACCAAAACTGTATGTCAACCACGATTCGGAACAGGCCGTCGGCATTGTTACCGAGCGCGTAGAAACCTCTGATGGAATGATGTTTTCTGCACGTTTCAGCAAGACTTCACGCGCCGAGGAAGCGCTACAACTAAGCCTTGATGGGGTCATTGATTCAGTCTCTGTTGGGGTAAATCCCGTGAAATTTAAGATCAAAGACGACGGAACAATGGTTGTTCAGGCTGCCGAATGGATTGAATTGTCGCTAGTCACTGGCCGCCCAGCATTTGCTGATGCAGTCATCACACAGGTCGCCGCAAGCGAGGGCGAGAGTATCCCACAAGTAGAAACCGAAATCACTAATATTCAAATAGAAGTTCCAGAACAGGAGAAAGAAACCATGTCCGTAGAAACCCCAATCGAAGCAGCAATCCCAACTTCCCCAGTTGTATTTGCTGAATCAAAGCGTGAATTCCGTATGCCATCAGCAGGTGAATATCTTGCTGCAATGCACATTGGCGGCGACACTTTCCGCAAAGTAAACGCAGCGTTTCACGACGCAGCGCGCAAAAATCAGTCAGCAATTGAAGCAGTAGCACAAGATTTGACTACCGACACCCCAGGTTTGCTACCTGTTCCAGTGCTTGGCCCAGTGTTCCAGAACTACAACTTTATTCGCCCAGTTGTTAGCGCATTCGGTACACGTGCAATGCCACAGGGAAGCGGAATTTCATTCACGCGCCCAACGATTACCCAGCACACCGCCGCAGGCGTTCAAAGCACACAGGGAACGGCTGTGACTTCACAGACAATGACCCTTTCGGCAAATTCGGTCAGTCGCCAAACGGTCGCTGGCTCGATCCAGATCGCACAACAGACAATGGACTTTACCGATCCAGCAGCAATGAACGTGATCTTGAATGACCTTGCAGGCCAGTACTTGCGTCAGACCGACAACATCGCAGCAGATTATTTGAACACTGTTGCAGCATCATCGGGTTACACATGGACTGTTACCGCAGGCGACGTTTCATCGTTGATCACCGCAATTTACGGATCAGCCGAAAAAATCTCAGCAACCACGAACCTGTTTCCAACCCATTTGGTTGTGTCAGTTGATGTGTGGCGCAAGTTGGGTTCACAGGTTGACGATGTAAACCGCCCAGTGTTCCCAGCAATCGGCGCACCTGGCCTTATCGGTCAGAACACGCTTGGCGCAGGATCGGCCGCTTCATGGTCAGGAATGAACCCACTTGGATTGGAAATCGTCGTTGACGGAAACCTTGCCAACGGAACATGCCTTGTTGTTCACGCCCCAGCAGTCGAGTACTACGAAGCCCAACAGGGAATGCGTAGCGTTGAAAATCCTGACATTTTGGCTAGGACTTTCAGTTACTACGGATATTTTGCAACATTCGCACAGGACATCGTCGCTGGCGTAGGTTCAACGTTCGTTCAAAAAATCACCGTCGCTTAGTAGAAAGGCGGCTTAACCGCCATGGCTACATACACGGTCACACATAAGCAGTTACTTGACAACTACGCCGTTCTTCAATTACTGACCCCCACAGAAATTGAAGTCGGCCAGTCAATAACTGTTGGCGCAGTTGGCGCACCATTCAACGGAACGTTTGTTGTTTATGACTGCCCCCAATACCTTTTTACAGGCATTGACAGTCAAGGCGATTTAACGTTTGACGAATTCACATCAATT